AACTCTCGTATACGACGAACTTCTAGCACGTGGAAAAGCGTTATTATTCAAGACTTCTTAGCACTAAACTCAATTGAAGAAAGACAATATGAAATGCTGCAACAGAAGAACACAATTGCAGATGCTGTAATAGATGGACAAGGTATAAACACACGTGGAGGTGTTGACTTAACAGTTGGCAGTCTCTTAAACTTCTTACTAAATAATCAAATATAGGAGCAATAATGGTTGAGCGAATTGATGGACCACGAGAGTTTAACTCTGATGATTTACTAGGGCAGACTAAAGAATATGCCTCAATAAAGAAAAACTTAGACATGTATGAAGCACGTCAAAAAGAATTAAAAGCATCTCTGTTTGAAAAAATTGAGGCTGATGGATTTACTGATGACAAAGGTAACTGGTGGTTAGAGTTGCCTGAACCTGTTGGAGATTATGTAAGCCTACAAAAACAAAAACGTGTTACTCGTAAGATTGACGACATGATTGCAGAAGACCTTATTGAAAAGAAAGGTCTTACTGACCGTCTTTACAAAACAGTTCGTATAGTCGATGAAGATGAACTAATGGCTGCTTTGTACGAAGGATTGCTTACTGAAGAAGAAGTTGATGAGATGTTCCCAGCAAAAGTTGTTTGGGCATTAATGTTAAGTAAGAAGTAATAATGGCTGGTTTACGTGGACAAGACGAAATTGATAAAGCCTTTGCTGATTTAGAGTACAAGCCTGGGTCAAAACAAAAGCGTCGTGAAATTAATCCTGCAGCAAAACGTAAACGCAAATCTACTGAAGATACGGCTTGGGATTCCAACCCAATAATTAAACATCTAAATGGAAAAGAAACAGAAGTGTTTACTGTAAGTGCTTTGGCTCAAGCATTAGAGAAAAGCATTATCAGTATTCGCTCATGGGAGAAGAAGGGTTACATTCCTGGGGCACCATATCGACTACGTTCTAAATCCTTAAACGGTAAGAAGGTAGGAGGAAACCGTGTCTACACTCGGCAATTGATAGAAATTGCTGTAGAAGAGTTCTCAAAGCGTGGTCTTTTGGGTACTGCTCGTGTAGAATGGTCGCAACAGACGGAACTTACCTTTGCGATTACATCAAAATGGAAAGACGCTGTTGCCAACGAGAGTCAATAGACCTCACAACTAACCGAGTGCGAAAGCCTCATTACCGAAAGAAGAAAAATGCCTATCACGCAACCAGCAGTAAATGCTTCATCGTATTTAGATGAAGACAACGAAGATGCAGCACCTAAGGTCGGAACTACGGTTCAGTCTGGTTGGGAAGCAGCAACTAAAACACTCAAAGCAACAACAAAAGAGTCTGGTGAATATCCTAATGACTTTAAATTCACTGAAGATTCACAATTAATTAAATTCATTGGTGACGGTCCTTTCCGTTCTTACGAACAACATTGGATTGACCGTTCATCAGGCAAGCGTTCATTCGTTTGTATCGCTGATATGGGTGTTGAAGGATGCCCATTGTGTGACCTATTAGGGGATAAACCACGTGGCAAGTTTGCTTTTACTGTTCTTGTTCTTTCATCAGAAGAGAAGAAGACAATGATTCTTACTGCTCCTCCAACTTTATTCCGTCAAATCAAAGCAGCACACGAAGACCCAAAGCGTGGCCCATTGAATAAGTTTTATTATTCAATTTCACGCCAAGGTACTGGTCCACAGACAACATACTCGTTAGAGCGTGTTCGTTCTACAGACCTTGTTGAAGATTGGGACCTTGACCCCGCTCAGGTTGAGGAACTTGTAGCACAGGCTGAACCATTTAGCCCCGACGTAATTTGGGACACACCTCGGTCCGAATTACTTGAGATTGCTCGTTCAGTCGTCTAATCAACGACTCGTCCCAAGTGGTGGGTGTTGTTCTTAGCGGATGCAACACCCACCACACTTAACTAACTAGGAGCACAATGAATATAATTACAACACCTTTAGATTTATTAGAGATGGTTGACTATTACTTAGAACAACCTGCTTTTGCTTTTGACGTTGAAACTGTAGGTCCCGATGATTTTTCTCGGCTACATCCATTACTTAACGAAGTTACTTGGATTGCATTTGCAACTGAAGGACGCACAGATGTAATACCAATGGGTCATCCAAATGGAGAGTTCATTCGTTGGGATAAGCCTTTATTGGGTTCAGGACAAAAACGATTAGACGAGGGAAAAGAAGTTCGTGAACAAGACTATTCAAAGCGTGAAGATAACTGGACACCAGTATTTGATAAAGCACCAGAACAATTACTCCCAGGGGATGTGTTTAAAGCACTCAAGCCTTTATTGTTTAGTGACAAAATCAAAGTTGGACACAACATTAAGTTTGACCTTAAAGCAATCGCTAAGTATTACCGAGGAGTAGTTTGCCCAAAACCGTACTTTGACACCATGATGGCTTCTTTCATCATAGATAACAGAACAAAGAACAATTTAGGACTTGCTGCTTGTGCAGAAAGAGAGTTGGGTTTAGTTGTTGTTAAAGGGGTAGGTAAAGCAGTTGAACGTCATGCTTTTAGTGAGGTTGCCAAATATGCAGCCATTGATGCTGAATCAACTTGGAATTTATACAAAGTTTACGAACCCAAAATCAAAGACTATAACTTAACAACTGTTTGGGGTTTAGAGATGGACTTGATGTTAGTCCTTGCTGATATGGAATTAGCGGGTGCTAATATTGATGAAACAGAGTTAAAAAATCTTCATACTCAACTAGAAAAAGACCTTGTTAAAGTTACTGGCGAAGCATACAAACTTGCTGGACGTGAGTTTCACATGAATTCAATTCAAGAAAAACAGCAGTTGTTGTTTACTTCTAAGTCTGAAGGTGGACGAGGAATTAGACCTAATAAAACAATTAAAATTGCGTTAACGCCAAAAGGATTAGAAGCCGTAAAAGGTGGAGAAGAAGTAGGTCCTAAACATTATTCTGTAAGTGCTGAAGCCCTTGAGTATTATCGTGAGAAAGACCCATTGGTTGCAGCAATTATGAAGTATCAAGATTTAAATAAAATTATGACTACCTATGTAACTCCATATACAGGTGGAGATGTAACTCGTACATCTGGTGGAAAATCTAAAACAACAGAACGTCAGAGTCTTTTGGTAAACGGTAAAGTACACACAAATTTTAAATCTCATGGAGCAGAGACAGGTAGATTTTCAAGTAGTGAGCCTAATTTGCAGAATATTCCTTCTCAAGGAGAATACGGAAAACTAATTCGTAATTTGTTTATTGCACCTCCTGGGTACAAGTTAGTAGTTGCTGACTACTCACAGATTGAGCCACGCATCATCGCTTCATTTTCAAAAGACCCAGCCTTCGTAGAAAATTATTTACAAGGTGGAGACATTTACACAACCATTGGTTCTCGTATGGGAGTAGATAGAAGAGCAGGTAAGGTTTTAGTTCTTGCTATGTCTTATGGAGTAGGGCCTGAAAAAATTGCCGACCAAATTGGTTGCACAGTAAAAGAAAGCCATCAATTGATGGATTTGTTTAACGATAGATTTAGAGCCGTTAATAATTACCGTGATTTCATAGTTAGAACTGCACGACAACAAAGGCCATTGCCGTTTGTATCTACTGTTTTAGGACGTAGACGGTATATCCCAGAGTTATTAAATAAAGATTTAGGTCAAAAATCACGTGCAGAACGACAGGCATTTAATACTGTTATTCAAGGGTCTGCTGCTGATTTAATTAAATTGGCTATGGTTAGAGCACACTCTTGTTTTGTGACTGAACCAGAGGTAAACGTTCTTTTGACGGTTCACGATGAATTAGTAACCCTAACTCCAGACCATTTAGCAGAAGACACGGCTGAAGCAATCCGTCAATCCATGGAAGGGGTCAAACTGCCAGATATGATTGTTCCATTGATTGCAGATATAAAAACAGTTCAAAAGTGGGGTGAAGCAAAAGAATGATGTTCTTTAGAAAAAGAAAAGTTGAATTAGACCTTGAAGCATTAACAACTGAAGTTATGTTTCGTATGAGAGGGTTGTTGTTAGACTCTCAATTAGAAGATGCTTTTTCTTTAAGCGTCATTGCTGGAACAACCATGGTTAGTGATGAAGTTGCACAAAGAGAACAAGAAGAAAGCGACAGACGTTATTCTAGAGTTGCTCACTTATACCCGTTAGTTTTTGCTCATACGTACCAAATTGCTAAATCTGTGGCTGTATTGCAAAGAACTAAATTGGGAAAAATTGCAGAAGAAATGCCAGAAGAAGTTTGGGAACACATAGTTAAAACAACTCAACAGATTGCTATGGCATCTGTTTTAGGGTCCGTTTCACAGATGGTAGACTTAAATTTATTAACGGTAGGACCAAGGAGACCAAGATAATGACTAATGCAGACTGGTGGGCTAAAAAACTACAACAACCTGGTAATCAACCACGCCAAGACATTACTCCGCCAATGCCCCCGTCTCAACAACCCATGACACGGTATGAAGCACCGCAACCTCAAACAACTAATTTGAGAATAGGAAGTGCTCAACAAACACAAAGTTGTCCTGACTGTAACTCTAATAACTACATGTCAGTACAAAATGCAGCACCCCGTTGTTACGACTGTGGTTATCCAGTTAATCAATCGGGTTCTCGTTATGGAGCCTTAACTGGTGCTAAGGTTGAGGGTAACGTAAAAGGTGCATTAGGAAATGACACCGCTAGTAATTGGAATCCACAAGGCATCGTAGGAAGAATTAACGGATGATAAATGATGAAGCAAAAAAGATTGCAGCACAACTTAATAAGAGATTTGGCGAAAACGTCGTTGTGGTCGGGTCTGATATTAGGTCTGACCTTATTCCTCGCATTACCAGTGGTTCTACTACATTGGATTACGTCCTTGGAGGAGGATTTCCAGGAAACCAGTGGAACGAATT